TTTAATATTGGCATCAGTAACATCCATGCCATTCATATGTAGGTCGTAATATAAATTAGAAAGCCACATCTTATCAAAATCACGACCACGACCCTTATATTGTCGCCTAAATTCTTCTCTGGACTGGTCTAATTGAGCATTAAACTTCTGATGCTTAGACTTGACAAGTTTATTAATATCATTAATTTTAGTTGTTAACTCTGCAGGAGAAAGGTCTGCTGTTTCAGGATTATACTTGACCCATACTATCTTGTCTTTATCAGAAGAACCACCAAAAGTATAATAACCTTTCTTAGCCATCTTCTTCATAGCATCGCCAATAAAAGTATTATAAGCTATCTTAGCATCCTTTTCATTCCAGTTATTTTCTTTAAGTAAATGATTATTCCTAAAAGCAGACAAGTCTAAATCCCTATTTCTGCCCTTCTCGGTCTGTATAGTTACATGGTCAAGCACCATATATATAGGTTCATCAGCGGTGCCACCTCGCTCTACATAAGATGCTTCAATCCGCTTAATAGGTTCTTCTTGATGCTTTCTATTACCAGCACGAGATATAGGGTCTGCTGGATTAGACATTTCAAATACAGTACGTCCATCAGATTGTAAATGTGTGACAAGCTTGCCCATATTCTTTCTTGTCATCCACTGTCTTAATTCACGCCTTCCATCTGTTTCTAATTTAAATTTACTATCACCAGTTTGTTCTTGTAGTTCTTTTTCTAATGCATTAGCCCATTCTTCTGATAGATTTTCCTTTGAACCACGTCGTAAATAGAGAGGAATACCTCCTTTCGCAATCGGTGTACCGTCCTCTGTTCGAACCAGGACTTCTTCAACCGTATTAGAGAGTTCAAGCTTTTTATTTTGTTGGTCTAATGGAGTTGGAGCTCCTGAAAATAGATTTGTAAGATGCTTTTTAGTAAACTGCAAAGCACGCTTACCTACTTCTAATTCAGTTGGACCTTCAAAATCTGTATCAGCTTTGTCAGATATCTCGCTTGATATCGTCTCTTTACTTACAGATTCAGGAGTAGCTCCTGTTAGTGGAGGAGCTGTTAATCTATTACGTCTATCAACTAGGTCTTGATTTTTAGCTGCTACTTCAGCTAATCTACTTTCAGCTTCAGCAGTATCTATACCTTGGGCTTTCTTGACTATTATATCATCTTTAAGTTCAAGCCCTAATCGTTCTGTTTCTTCAATTTGCTTACCAAGTTCATCTATTTTAGCTGTTTTAGCCTTGTCCTTAGCGCTTCTAGCCACTTTCTCAGTAGCAGTGGACACTGGCTTCCAATTGTCCTCAAAGAGCGTTGTAATGGCTTGTCTGCCCTTTTCATTCAACTCTCTAGTACCAATACCGGCAAATCTTCTAGGCGGTTTAGGTGGTTTTTCTATATGAGTAAACATACCAAGACCTTTATTAGCACCTTGGTTCCATTTATACCAAATACCTTCAGCTTGATTGAAGAAGAATACAGGTTTACCATTATCAATAGCCATCTGCACTGACAATCCAGTACCACCCTTAACTTGAGTTTGTCCTTTAATATATAGCTTCTCACCTGCCTCATTAGTCCTTACTTGAGGACGTTCAAACTCACCTACAGCATATACTGCATCAGCATATTTAATCTGATACCAATTACGACGTTGAAGATTCCTTGAAAATTCCTTATTAGGAACCTTTTTACCAATATTCTTATTAGCTTCTCTAATTTGACCATCAGCTTCTTCTAATTCAGCAGTAGATAATACACGCTGAAAACCAGTAGCTCTAATACCCTTAGCATGACCACCAAAGGTATAGTTAATAGTTGGTATTCCCATTCTATCAGCTTGTTTGGCAAATTCAGTATCAGCGCCCTTAGCTCCACCAGATGTGACATATGTTTTGAACTTTTCACGAACAATTTTGGGGTCAGCTCTATATATCTGCTCACCATCTTTATATTCACCAGTAGGCTCAAATCCTTTTTCAATTAACTGCTCTTCAGTAACTTTACCTTCTAAGCCAAGTTCCTGGAGAAGTTTCATAGCCATCCAGCCTTCTTTATTAGCATCAGGATTTCCCCAGGCCTTTTCAGCTGATTCTTTTAATATAGGTTTGACTTCTTCAGGCAATTTATCATATTTAGGCATAAGCTCAGGGTCCATACCTGACATGCCAGCCCATTCAGGCTCTTTCTTGGCTTTTTCAGACATCTCCTTCATAAATTTATTAGCTTTAGCTCTAGTCCAAGAGACCTCATTACCCCCAAAGTAAGCACCCATAGCATATTCATATATCTGTTCAGGAGTAGTATCACCTCTCATAGTCGATGGTAATCCCATAAACAGGGAGCCTGCTAGGGCTTTTCCAACTTTTTCATGAGCGGAGGTACCAGGTGTCAAGTTTCCTATTGTTCTAAAAATACCACCAGCTAGCGCACCTCCCATACCGCCTTCTATCATTTGGTCTACACCACCTTGCCATGAAGATATAGCAGATGCTGTGCCTAAATGAAATGCGCCTTCAACTATATGTCTAGCTTTATTACCTAAAAGGAAATTTTTAGCAGTTTGTACTGCTTGATTCCTGCCAACAAAGCTTTTACCTGTAGTACGTAGAGTTTGCTTGGCATGTTTAGTAAGGAAATCAGCACCACGCATAGGAAGAGACTTAAGATTAGCAGCGGCTGCTGCAAAACCTCTAGCACCAAGCATAGCGGCAGGTTTAGACATAATACCAGGAGCAAAACCGGCAAGATGCCCTAGGTTTCTAAAGATTTGTTCGTATTCGTTATCGGGATAATCGGCTATTTTAAGAGTAGTAAAGCCTTCTACAAAGCCAGCACCTGCTTGACCTATAGCATCAAGGATTGAGAAATCGCCAGTATAAAAAGGGATATGATATGCTTCAGCATGAGACTGAAGGTCCTGTTGTTGCTCCTCCGTTAAACGATGCGCCTTACCCTTGTATTGCTCAAGATATCGACGTGTTTGGGATTCACTATATTTTGGTTGCCATCCCTGTTGTATGGGCATTTTTAGCCCTCTTTATAATATTCTTGGATTAAATCTGCTATTGAATATCCTGCTAATGCCACATCACCAAGAAGCATAACACCTTGCCAGTATGGATTAGCTCCTACACCAGTAGCTGCAGAGGCAGTATGTCTAGCGGCTGCTTTAGTAGCTTGTTTTGCAAGAGTAGCTGGTAATTTCTTTGCTAAGAACTGCATAAAGCCTGCCTTTTGTTTATGAGGTATCATATGATAAAGAAGTCCAGCTGTACCAGTAGTTTGAGCTGCATCACCAGTACCAGCTACTTCATCAAGAGCTTTACCTGCACTAGGTGCTAAATAAAGTAATCCTCCAGCTAATTTTCTTGCTATTGCAGCCTTATCCATTCCTTTAAAATTACCAATAATCTTAGCAAGTGTAGTTTTATTCCATCCCTTAGAACGAGCAAGTTTCATTAGCTCATCATCAGACATTTTCTTTAAAGTAGATTTCTTAACACCAAATTCTTTTACAAAATCATCGGCTGACATAGTTGGGACTTTTTTAGTGCTAGTTGCCATATTCTTTGTAGCTTCTTTGATAATTTCATCTGCAGCAGTTCTAACCTGAGTTTCGGTTGCACCATATGCTCCTACGGCCGCACCTGCAGTTGCAATTCCAGCAGTTATTTGACCGCCACTTAATCCAGTATCTTCACCTTCAGCTGTGTATGTTCTACCTCCAACTGTCACATCTGGCTGGCCTTGAAAAGTTCTTGCCCACCAACCTCTTTCATCTTGATAAGGAGGCGGCTCATACTGCATAGTACTGCCAGGAAGATTACTTGCTGAGAAAGGTTGTCCTGCATAACCATAAATAGCTTGAGCATTTTCTAATAATTGATTAGCCCCTTTATCTTTCATAAGCGCATTTAACTGCGCATCATTCATACCATATTTACTACGATAAGTTTCTCTTAGAGCATTGAATTTTCCTATCTGCTGATTTACATAGCTAAAAGCACCTTCTCCCCAATGCTTATTCCAATCATTACGACTCATAGCTGATATATTGAGGCCAGCCATTCTTTTTACATAAGTACTATAGCCTTCTCCAGGATTGGGCAAGTCTTTACCAAAAGTGCTCTCAAAATTATCACTATATAAATTATCATAATCAAAACCTTCACTAACTGATTGATTTAAATATTCAGTAGCTGATTTAGTATCTGCTTGAATACCTTGCTGATATTTCATTTGAGCTTCTTGCAATATAGCCATACGGTCAGCACGGTCATTAGCTGCTTTATTAATACGCATCTGCTCAAATTGACCTATATAATCCATTACCTCATCAGGCCCAAAGTCTGAGCTAGTGTCGATTGCCATATTAGGGTTAGTATATATTTTTGCCATGTTTTCTCCTATGAGCTAATAGCTGATTCCCAGCCAATCATATTTTCCCAGAATTCCTGGTTATAATTTTCTTGTTCATCCAGTGTTGATGAAGCAGCATCTGCCAGAGTTTGGGCTATATCAATGCCAAGCTCTTCATTTGCTCTGTCAATACCTCCAAATTGTGATTCAGCGTTTTTAATAGCCTGCTGTTTCTCAAAGTCAGCTGCAAAATCACCTGCACCAGCAAATCCTTGAACTGCTGACTTTTCATTGCTTTGAGTAAGCATACCAAACATCCCTGAGGATAATTGATTACCAGTATCTTGTTGTTGAGCTACTAATGCTTTTGTAGCTATTTTTGCTTTATCTAAATCCCTAGTTAAAGTAGCATCAATTTCATCTTCCTTTCTAGTATCATATGGGTCAAGATAATCAGCAATATCATTAGAAGTAACAGTACCTGTTGGATGATTGAGCCCAGATTGTTCTGTAACAAATTTTTCAAAACCAGGAAGACCACCAGTATAATCTTTCAGTAAATCAGTATCATCCTCCGTATTCTCAGTAAATATACCAGCTATATTCTCTTCTTCATATCCACGTCTAAACTTCTCAAACATATCTGACCTAACAGCTGATTCTGCTTTAGCCTTATCCCGTTCTTTAGATGCATCTGTCTGTCCAAATACACCCCACTTACCTTCAGAAGGTTTCCACGTAGTTCCTTGTCTTATATTCTTTGCCATACCAGCAACAGGCCCAATACCTTGGTCCCATCTATCAGCGATAGTTTGTGCCCCTGGTACATTTTCTTGAAGATAATCCAATCCGCCCTGTACAGCCTGTCTAACCGATTTAGGCGGAGTAAGGAATTTAGGCCAGTATTCCGGACGACCAGTTTGAGGATTTCTAGTACCACTACCGATACTCTGTACCCAAGCTTCTCCCATAGGACCAAGCATATCAATAGCATTAGCTTCAGTAGTATTAACGTGAGCTACTTCTCCGCCTACTCTACGTAGTTCAGTATCGCCTTTACGGCCTTTACGAGCTACACTTCTTATACCAGCATCTTGTTTGATGTCAGTACCAGGGATATGGCTCCCAGATGGCAAGTTTCCTGGCTCATTAGCGTCTGAAGAACGCGTTCTGGAACCAGAAGGGCTAGAATGAAGATTTCCACGTAATTGATTTGCTAATGCTAATAAGTTGACTGCCATTATTGATTCCTCATCTCTTCTAATAATTTCATTATCTGAGGACTAAATGGAGCATCCTCGTCTGGTTCAGATTGTGGAGCTACAAAAGAAAAACTTGACTGATTTGGATTTGCTAAAGGTCCAATTAATCCTGGTACACCCGAACCATTAGAAGTACCAGTAACATCTCCTGATAGAATTTCTGGTATCTTTGGTAAAGCTGCCTCTTTAACTGCTGAAGGAGCTGCTTTAAATACATTTCCAAAACCACCCTGTATTCCACCTGCAAACGCACCCATATCCTTACCACCAACTAGTTGATGCCCTCCTTGTAAGCCAGGGATACCCGTAGTACCCATTCCAGCTCCAGTTTCAAAACCACTACCAAACTTAGACAGACTACTTGCCGGATTAATACCTTGCATAAAGCTTGATACTGTTGATTTAGCTACATTAGCAAATTCTTGTTGTGCTATTTGTCTCGTCATATTATGAGCACTATCTTTCCTGAACTTGGAATTAAGGATATCGCCTTGATTGACACCTGAAGTAGCTCCGCCTATTTTACTACCTGCTAAACTACCAAGACCAGCTCCAATAGCGGCACCTACGCCAGGGATAGGGATTAATATCTGTCCTACAATTCCGCCAAGTAATCCACCAATACCAGCACCAGTGCTCTTAGCTTTACCTAATCTTTGAACCATCTGTCCAAGCTTAGTGTCAGAACGTCCTACATCCCTCTCAAGTATGTTATATCCACCTCCTGCTGCACCTGATTTAACTCCTGCCATAACTTATTCCTTTATAATTGCCTTAATCTTTCTTTACCTACCCACCATGATATATTACTTAAATTTATCCATCCTTTTCCTGATGACATATTTGGAACAGATATTTCCCCATTTGAATTTACAAAGAATCTCTTTGATGTATTGCCCCTACTAACACTTCCGTCATTAACTACAGTTGCAGAATGTAAATGTCTAGGGGACCTGTATACTGGCGGCAATACAGCAATTACGCTTTGAGCGCTTCCATTAACTGTAACCGTTGCTCCTGCCGATTCATTTGTCGCGGTATAATCTGTAAATGTAATTCTACGAGCTGTAACACTTGCTACTGTTCTATTAAGCTCATTATTGTCAGCATTTGCAAAGCCAGATATATCAATCCCCACACCAGCTGTAAATCCTTCGTTTAAAAAACTATCACCACTATCTTCAATATAATCAGAGCCGCCATCATTATGAGCCGATATTTGAACCGATGTTAGGGATGCCGTTTCTACCGCACCTCTTAAATGAACAAATCCGTTTCTATCTAGTAAAACCCCAGGAACTAGATATGTGCTTGTTTCATGTCCAATAAAACTATTTATAAGATTTAAATCAACCCATCTATCTACTAGATTACCTTTATTCCTCATCAGACGTCAACTCCCACCATCTACTAAAAGCCTTTACACATAATACTATTCCACCACTAGATTGATAAGCACCCATATCCCCATCATAACCTTCATTATTAAGGGGTTTATGCTTAAATTCTTTAAATTTAGTCTGCTTATGATGACCAAGCGCTCTTGTTAATCTGTCAAGTTGAGTCACTACTTTATACCCTTAGTTCTATAAATAAATGAAATATCATTAATTTCAAATGTAGTATCGGCAGTACCAGATATTTTAAGCTGTATTGATTTACAACTATTAGCGTCACTTCCAAATTTATATTCTGCAACTGTCCATGCTGCATTAGCAGCAAAAGGCGCAACTGCATCTCCGCCTGTTATATTTGTAAAACTACCACCACCATCAGTATCATAAGCCACATTAACAGTACTAGGATAACTAGCGCTCTTATAAGTAATATAAACTTTGTACACTTTCTTACGTACTGCTGGCTCACCAAAATCAACATCTTTAGTCTCAATTACAATAGCCTTATCAGCATAAGGAGTATCCTCCCAATCATCTATATCATCATCACCGTCATCAAAAACAAGCAATCTTCCATCTTCAGGGCTATTAATAAAGTTGGAATGGTCAGTACAAATTGCACTTATACCTTGTGTCCAGCTCTTAGTAACCATATCATAGACAAAGACAGTAGAACTATTACCTTTTACGATAAGTTGTCGTTTTTTAGGGTTAAATCCAATTATTTCATTTTCATTTGACCCAATAAATGTGGCCCAACTTGCTTGATTAAGCTTACGCATACCTTGGTCTTCAAGCAAGTCAGTAACTGATTGACCATCATATAAATAACAGCCACTCTGATTAACCCAAGCTACTCCATAATCCATACGACAAGCTGCACCTGGATTAGATATACCTTTAAACTTATGCTCTGCTTCTAGATATTCTGTTGCTCCAGATATATTAATCACATAACAAGTATTCTTTTTAAATTGAAGTATCCTATCGGCATATTCTATAAGATGGACTATTGCATCGCCATCATTAACTGCTACATCAATATTATTAACTTCAGGAAACTTATCAAATTGATTGACAGGAGACTTAAGCATCCTATCTTCCTTAATAATTGAATCCTGCTGAACATTTCCAATATAAACTCTTCTATTGGCTACAACTGCAGTTTTAAAAGAATCAACTGATATTTTATCATCATGCGGATGACCATTCATAACATCATACTGAAAATATCTAGGTGGATTATCCCATAAAAAGCCAAGACCATAGGTAGTGGCAGAAGAATCTCCTAAGTTTATACCATTACCATGAACATGATTATACCAAGCTACATTATCACTGTGGTCTTGTTTGGTAGAATCAGTCATAACATAACCTCCGCCAGAGCCAGCAGAAGTTCCACCGGAACCTATAGGTTTAACACCCTTTGTAAACCACCAATCCATAAGCATCCATAAAGTACTATATCCATCTTCACTAGATGCCCAATATATCTTTACGCCCGATATACGAGAATTGCCGCCAGTTTGTAAGCTTGCATCTCCATTGCCATTTGCATCCATAGCTCCAAATGCATTTGTGCCAGGACCTTCGCCAGTAATATCATGGTCATTTCCATTCCATTTAACTACAGGAGAGAAAGTAACACCTACCATTTCCCCTATTGTAGTCCAACTATCATTATCTGTGAACTGAAAACCTGTTGTGATTTTTGAACCTACATAATCAGTATTAGTATTCAAAGCACTATTAGGATACATGCTAAATAATTGAGGTAAACTTTCCTGTGTATGATTATCAAACATGGTAGTTGCGTAAAATTGATAACTAGTAGTAGCGTTAGGCTGCCAAGAACCAGTGCCATCTTCTAAGGAATGAATATGCATACCAAGACCCCAGTACATTCCAGTAGCTGATTCAGTCAAATCGCTGGGTGAAGCACCCGTATCACAATCTTCATTACCAAAACCAAATAATGGAGCCTTATTAGTTCCTCCGCCATAATAATCGCTAGCATAATTCTGGCCTGCAATAAGATTTAACCCAACGGTAGTTGTGCCATCATCATCAGTTAAAGAACTATCTACAGTTGTCTCTTCAAAGCAACCTTTAATAGCAGCAAATTGCTCAACCCAAAGACCAGCTGCAGTTCCATGATTATAAGTGTGCCCTTCTTCTGCGCTGCCAGGAGCAGTACCTTCAGGTACTTCAGCACCATACAATACCTGCTTTACAAAACCCTTCCATCTAGGTGCAATAGGAGCTGCATGATTTGCATCTCCCACTCTAAGTATTCCATCGGCAGAATAATATGTAGGTGTAACAATATTAGCTGCAATAGGCTCACTTGAAGTTGTAGTTCCTGCTTGCTCTGCTTCAATACCTACGCCAGTTTTCTCTACGAGATAATAAGATTTTGCTCCACTACTATCACCAACAAACCCATTATAATCAGTAGAAAAAGCAAATAAACCTCTACCATTTACAGATAAATTGCCAGTAATATCCTTAAACGATGTTTTTGAATCACTACAATCGCCAAGGACTATAATCTTCCCCATTTCATCAACAGCAACATTCTGCAAATCAGCAAATTGATTATCCCCTATATCTCTAGGGTCGGCATCATTGTTTATGCCACCATCAAAACGAAGTATTTTATAGGTTTTTTTAGGCATTAATCTCTCGTTCTATAGTCTCCAAAGATGGCTCTATTAGGACCGGTTGCAGCTTTCCTGCCTTCACTAGAACCTGAAAAAAGATTCCTCACATTTTCCCAAACAGAATTACCAGGAGCATTACGCATCATAGTAGATTCACCTTCTGTTTCAGCCCAAGGGTCAATAGGTCCTGATGGACCCTTACCTGGCTCATAATCGTATGATGTTTCTTCAGGTTCTTCATATGGAACACCTTGAAAGCTTCTTAGTGCTCTTTCTGTTTTTGCCCCAAACATAGAATCTTCTGCGAGAGGATTACCTTCTTCATCAGTATAACCCATTTTGTTTAAATACTGCTGCATTCTAAGAACTTCTTCTTCATTAGAAGGGTCAAATCTACGAGCTAGATTTCTTGCTTCACGATTTGTATCATGCCCCTCTAGCATATCAGAATATGCAGGAGACTTATCACCATGAAGCATCCTGCCATAGTCTGAATCTCTAGTAGTTGTTACTGGAGTTTTTACTCCGCTACCACCGCCTTCACCCTGAAAGCCTTTTTGATTATTGATGGCTTTCAATAAGTCACTTATTCCCCATGCCATTTTATTTCTCCTTTATTAACTTAATCATTATATCCCTAATACCACTAATGTAGCCAGAGATTCGTTTTTGTTCAAGCTGCACTTTCTTTTGCTGGTCGATAAGCTTGATAATTATTGACTCCAGCCTTTTATCATTAGTTTCAATTTCCTCAACAAGGTCATTCTGAATCCACTGATTCTGTTTCCATATGAAATACCCAAAGACTATCGTCACTACTACAGGTATCCCGTAGAGCTCTAGTATTTGAAATATATCCATCTATTTCCATGATGTGCTGGTGGTCCACTTCGCAGTAGGTTGGGCAACCGTAACCACCCATTGGATTTTCGTCGAGGTTTTCGCCCAGTTCGCTGAATAATATGATAAGTAAGAACATGTATACATCTTCTATCCCTTCAATGTGTATCCCCATAATGTTGCCTTTCCATCTACTATCTTGACCGGAGTAACCGCAAAGTTACCTCCTTTGTAAAAATCAACGATAGCAAAGGAATGCACCCATTGATGAGGACGCCCTTTAAGCCATTTATTTTTCTCATTGGACATATCCTTCAAACAACCTATACACCAGGCTTCTATAGGCCCTTTTAGGCCTGTAATGCCCATCATTTGCATTGAATGATAATGTCCATACATTATTGAAACGCCAAGTTTTCTTAAGTGGTTGGCAGTATGATACTGTCCTCCGAAATGATGTCCATGATAGAAGTGAAGTTTACCTATCTTAAAGTATTCCCCAGCAGGGTATAGCTTATATCCACGTTCCTTGACACCACTTACCGCTTCAAACTTGTAATTAGTTAAATAAGGATGTGCCTCTACAAAGTGTGACAGCCACTCTTCATGATTTCCCATACAGAACCGTCTATCACTTACATTAGCCTTATCTAAACTATCATCAATTTCGTCAAAAAGCTCATTTGTAGCCTTTATATCTGCATCTATACTTGGCACTAGATACTCTAAAGGCGGTTTCTTTCTATTCTTCCATTGCCAATGTGATACTGAGCCCCATTCTGAAAAATCGCCAAGGTCTATGTAACCGTCTGGCTGTATCACTTCTATCGCTTGTTTTACGACAGAGATTGCTTTCTTGTCGTGCAATGGAGCGTGCTTATCTGGAGTAACTATGTAACGCTTAGTCACCCCCCTCTCATTTGTCATAAAGCTCCTAGTTAAATTCGTCTCTAGGCGGCTCGCCCTTCCAATCCTCTGGATTAATATAAGCGTCCTTCAGGGCTTTCATCTTGCCCTCTAACCAGTCCTGCTTGTATCGTAAATGTAATGCTCCACATTCTTCGCATTCATAAAAGACCGGCTTTCTGTACACTCCTATCAACGAAAGATTACTAAATTTATCATGTTCACACACATAGCATCGTGACGGAACATGACTGTAGACCCTAGCACTTGATAAACCGATTTGTTCAAGTAACGCATGAGGGTCATTAAGTAGCTCCCATAAACCGAATACAGTAGCTATTTTATCTCCTACAACTCGTTTAACACTTTCTTTACTTTCGTCCATGCCTCATCATCTTTTTTTGACTTGGTAATTTTAACTGCTAAATCTCCAATTTTAATTAGAAGATTTTTCAAGCCATGTTTCTTTACCAATTTCCCTATAACGACTTTTAACATTATTTGCCTACTATTTTATAAATTGCTTTTTTCATAGATGTCCATAACAGGTCATCCCATTCAGTCGGACTAAGCGCCACTGCTTTATCAATGGCAAGTATTCCTATTAAGACATATTCCCAATTAGCTGTTAATAATTCAATCATTTTATCTCCTTGTAGATTTTAATTAACATATAAATTAATGTTGCAATTGCGCCAAGAGCACTAAAAAGTGGTGGCGCCCATTCTATCCAGCCTAAAGTAGAACCAGCTATTCCTACACTTGCGGTTCTCAAAGTATCACCCATCATTAGTCTCCCTTGTCCAAGGCGAAGAAATCGCCCATTTCCCAGTTGTAATTTCATTCCAAATAAATGTGGTATTATCCCAATTGTCAAGTCCCCCTAAAGCACTATCGACAATTGTATTTTCCTCTATTTCTCTAGTCCAGGCCATTAGAAATCTGTAGGTCTAATAACGGCTGAACCTGAAGAAACATAATTATCTCTACCCTGTTTCTTGCCATCCTTGACTAATGCTGCATACTTCATATCAAATATCTGTGATACTTGAGGATTAAATTCCTCTAATCCAGACTTTAAATATCCATCAGAAATTACCTTATAAGCCAAAGCATCATGGAATTGAGCAGGGATTTCTGAAACTTCTGTCAAGTCTGTTGTAAAATCAGTCGCTTGAGCTATAGCATATATACGTATTTCCTTTATTTCCGAAATAGACTGATAATCAGAAGACTTACCATCTCTTGTTAGAGTGCTTGTTGCCTTTTCTACAATGGCAAGTCTATCATTGCTAATATACCAATATCTTTCATCTGAAGTAGTAGAAGGAGCGCTAAGTCCAGTAGCTCCATCGAATTCATCGTCATCAATAATAGGATTGCCAATTAACCTTGGTATATCAACATCGTTAATCTGTACTCTAATAATCTTCAGAATTTGAGAGTCAATAGTATAATAACGCTTTCCAGCAGCAGAATCTTGAACATAAGTTGTTCTAATTAATTCTGTTTTAGCACAATAATCATCTTGCGCCCGATTAAGGGCAAGACGTATTTCAGTCTCACCCATACCGGCATGATGTTGTTGAATTATCTCAATCAGTTGTTTCTGTGTCATTTACTGCTTCTCCATTAACCTTCGTTTCCTCGGCTATCATTTCCTCCACTTCCTGTTTTGGAATCATCTGAAGAACAACCTCCAAACCACCTTGAGCTTTAATCGCCATTTCCCTATACTGATTAGCCTGGGTTTGTAGGTTTGTTGCTATTTCCTTTAACTCATCCACCGACTTTCCTTCTGGACTTGCCAAAGGTTGCTCCACTACTTTCTTGGTTGCTTTCGGCATTGTTACATTCTCCCGCTTGTTACGCGCTCTCAAGCGCTGTTATTCTAGCTGTTAATGCTGCAATAGTTGTAGCATATTCAACGTCCTTTGCTTCTAATGCTGCAATCTTAGCTTCACTTGCAGTATCCTTTGCTTCTAAAGCTGCTATTTTAGTATCACTAGAGCTGTCTTCACCTTCTAAGGCTGTTACCTTAGCTGATAATTCTTGTACTGCTTTTACTAGAACTGGTACTAGCACTGAATCAGATACTGCCAAGGTATCTAGCCCATCATCTGTACCATCTGCCGATGGGATTCCAGTAGTTACCATTTCTGGATAGACATCTTGACACTCTTGTGCAATAAAACCTATTTTAGTTACAGCATCTGGATATTTTTTCCATCCAAATTGTCTCATTTTTAGACCATTGACAACGCCCAATCCATCTACCTTTGTATCTATAATATCTTTTTTTAATTTTCTATCTGAAGGGGCTGCAAAAGCAGGAGCAGAAGTAGTTCCAGCTTCCACCTTACCAAGACCGTCGCCACTTCCATCATAGAATATCAATGGTTGTGCATCAGCTGCCGCTCCAGCAGAAGCACCATTTGTTCCACATTGTATGCCTAGTCCATAGGCTGATGCGTTATTACCTTCATTGTCAAGATAGGCAACAAACCAAGAAGCAGCAGTATGTTTAACGTGAAGGCCTGCATTGGGACTAGGGGCTCCAATACCGACTTTCTCACAAGTAAATATTATATCATCATCAGCATCAATTGTCAAATTATCAGTCTGATGGTCATAAATAATACTTCCTGGTGCTCCTCCTGGGTCAGCAAATAGGATACCCACATCATTCACATCTGGGGATGCAAGCTCTAAAAAGTTATCACCACTATCTTCAATGACCATATTTGAACTTGCATTGGTGGTAACAGCCCCAGCATTTCCAGCCCATACATGGAGTGCTCTGTCTGGTGACTCAGTTCCAATACCGATATTGCCAGTACTTGTTATAGCCATATTGGTTGTACCAGCACCTCCAGGGTCAACAGTTGTACTCATATTATCCCTAAAATAAATATTCCCAGAATTAGATGTAACTGCTATATACATATTATTATCACTCATACCAATTTTTCCACGTTCGTTAGAAGCGCCTGAATCCTCTATATCTATCCATGGAGTAGCAGACTTTATATGCAAAAGAGTATCTGGAGCAGCTTCCCCAATACCGATTCTATCATTTGTTGGGTCAATATAAAAACCAGAAGGCTGAATAACCCCCGAATCATTCATTAAGTTTATCTCATTGCCAGTCGAAGACCAGGAATTATTCCTAATCAGAAGTAAATCATACGTTGCTGCTATTGTTAAATTTTCCAGTGATACATTTGCCATTTCAGTTTCTCCTAATAATGCATTATTTTGCTATTACAAATTCTATTTTTGATTCAGCACTTGCATACACATGTACTGCATCACACTTTGTTGCTCCATCACCACGAAGCATAATACTGCTCCCTGGTGCTATTTCTAAAAAATAATCGGGATTCCAATATCCGCCGTTACGAACAGCTGCTGATGCAGCGCTATCCTCCCATACTAAAGCTCCCCCATTAGCATCGCCAGCTTCATTCCATTCTCCCTCTGCTGCTAATGATACTGTCAAAGTTGTTCCGCCAGAAGCATTTAAATTTTTGATATATAAAAACTTTAAAACGTAAGCCTCGGCAGAATTTCTTAGTTGATAAGCACCAGTAAACGTAACTTCTGTTCCCTTATTATCGCCTTTATACCAATTATTATCAGTCTGGTCAGCGGCCATTTCACCATCATCAGAGGTTATTTCAAATTTACCACCCATAGTAGTATTAATGTTATTATCCATTATCCACTTACGAGTAGAATCATCTTCCAATAAACTTCCCTCTTTAGGAACTACATGTGTGCCCATTATAATCCGTCTTTTATCAGCCATATTATGTCGCCCTCAATGTTTGTACAGTTTGTTCAGCTTCACCACTGCCAGTCTTCATAAATATATCATTATTTTCACCACTACCATTAGAACATTGCCCTATTTCAGCAGTAAAAGATTCGCCTGGACCAATTTTAATTCTATATTTGCCTCCTGTTCCATCTAAGGAAACATAGACATTAGCCGCTGACACTACACCTGCTGATGTTAACCCTAAGTTTTTAATAAAAACAAAGTCTTGTGTAGTAGCTCCTATGCTAACAGGACTAGCTGCATTGGCAGCAATTGTGACAGAAGCTGCATAGACTGGCTCTCCAAAACCACCATCTGCTCCTCCAGTAAGCTTAGCGCCAACATCGCTATCAAGATACCATCTATTATTTTCAGACACATACTCCTGAGGAGTGCAATGATTTTTAAACGTTACTTTATAATGAGTTGCCATAATATCTCCCTATTCTTGAGGTTGACCTATAGAAAACGCTCTTTCATATTCCATCTTCAAACGACTATATTGGTCCTGTAGCCATTGATATGTAATTCCTTCCGCTTGAAGGTCAGCATTAAATTTCTGTAAATTTTGTGTATTTTCTTGTATCTGCTCTTGAACTTCAGCTTGGTATATAGCAGCTTCAGCTTGATACTTTGCTAATAAAGACTGATTATTCTGTATTATTTCTTGCATTTCGTTTATTGCATTCTGTAATTCACGTTCTAATTGCTTATCCTTATCTCTAATTGCAACTTGCAAGTCAGCCTGTCCTTGCTGTAATGAAGCCTGATTTGCTATATCAGCTGTTTTCATATTATCAGCAGCTTCCATCTGATATTGCTTGATTTCATTAGATTGCTCTGTCTGCCAAGTCTGCAATTCCATCTGGAGTTTTTGTGTAAACTCCTGCACTTCAGTATTTACTTCTGCCTGATAAACAGTTAAAGATTGCTGCCATTTCTGTAATTCGAATGTATAATCCTGTATATTAGCCTGTATAGTTAAATCAGCTTCTTTCATAGCATCAGCAGTATCAGCTTGAAACTTAGCCATTTGAGCCTGTACATTAGCTTGATATTGAGCATTTTCTTTATTAAAAATATTTAACTTATTCTGCATTAGTTGTGAATGCTCTTGCAATTTAATAGTATTAGTCTGTTGCCATAGCTGTACATCTTTCTGAAAGTTCTGTGTATATTGCTGAGTCTCAGTATTTACTTCAGCTTGGTAAACAGCCAGATTAGCTTGATATTCAGAAATAAGTGAACTATTATTAGCAATTGTATCTTGTACTTGCTGTATTGCATCTTGCATAGCCTTAGTCTGAGCATTATTAGCATTAGTTATTTTACGCTGTATTTCTTCCTGATGATTTGCTTGAGCTAAATTTAAATCTTTCTGCTGATTAGCCTGTGCTAACTGCAGAGCTTTTTGCTGATTTGTTTGAGCTTGATTAATTAACTTCTGATTATTAGCCTGGTTAATCTGCAAATCTTTCTGCATATTTTGAAGATTAGCTTGATTTGTAGCATTAGCATTCTGTACAGCCTGCTGTACAAGTTGCCCGTAAATAGTATTCTCCTCATTAAAAGCATTCACAGCATCAGAAAGTTCTGCTTGATAAGTACTTAGCCCTTGGCTATACTCATTGATTTGAGTGCTTATTACAGTGCCCATTGCATTTGAAAGCTCTGTATCTTCTTCAGTAGAAACGTAGTCATCCATCCTTCCTAAAGGAGAGCTAACAGCAGTATTCCCCAAAGCACCAAGATTAAGCGCATCTGGAAGTACAGGTGCTATATATGTAGGCTGATTTGATGATGCATCAGTAAAAGTACTAATAGCAGCATCAGCCACAGCAACAATATCAGCAACACTAATATCAGCTGCATCTCCAGTTACTAAATCTGCTACATCTGAATCAGATAAATCAGACACTTCATCTACTGTAATAGCATCTGGTGGAGTATAGTTTATTTCAGCTATTGCAGGAGCATCAGGAGGAACGGCTGTAATATTAAGGTCAGTCACCGTTAAAGAAGCTAATGCTCCTAAAGTTCCAGCGGTAACAGTCTGGGTATCATATGTAGGAACAGAACCTGTTATATCTGCTAAAGTAACAGGACTAACAGTAGGACTTACTATTGCTGGGTCTGGTATTTCATCTGGAGGAACTGCTGTTATACTAAAGCTTGTCAATGCACTAAAATCGGCAAGTCTTGATGAAAATGCTGTGCCGCCAGTTGCAGGGTTTGAAGGCAAAACATATGCTGTAGTACCAACAGTTGGAGCAGTTGACACATCTGATGTGCTAGGACCAGTATAAGTAATAGTAGCTAATGTCGGCGTATCTGGAGGTGCGGCTGTGATATTCAATGTATTAAGCGTCGTTGGAGTACTTGTGTCAAGCATTCTCCGATGCAATACCTGTATAGCGCTATATAACATAGCATAATAATAATATTCAGAAGGATAATTATCAATAGAAGACGTTCCAGTATTCCAATTAGTTATAGCATACTCTGGAATATAGTAGTAATTCGCAGGCGTTCCTCCTGCCGGAGCAGGATATATACTTAGCTTACTATCGTCAAGATACCATACAGGGTCATTTGCTGTAGCTGCATATATAGAGTTAGAATCTGCATACTTAGCTTTTAATTGCCATTTACCCTTAGTAGCAAATACATTATTGCGCACAACTGCAGCAATAGTTCTTATCTCATCAACATCAATATCATTAGATGTTTGGTCTCCAGATTTAGCTACAAACTTCCAGACCTCATCTTCTCCATGTTTAAGAGTAGCTTTGGAAAGAACATCATAACAGCCGTCAAGTATCCATTGCTGGATAGCAGCGTCATCAGCAGATGCAAGAGTACCTGCCAAATCATCTATTTGGTCTTTAAAATTACCTGTCCAAGCCATTTATTACCTTCTTTTTTTAGACTTTGTTTTCGTATTCTGCTTACGACGATTGTTCTCATAACGCGTATCAGAATTCCAAGGCGTACCAATTGAGGTACTATACACTTTCTTTACTGCCAATACTATCTACGGCCTCTTGCTGTTTTCCTTACTGCAGCACTTACACGAGCCTTTGCCTGTCTGCGGCTTTTAACCTTAGATTTCTCTTTTTTCTTACGAGAAGTAGAACTATTACCAATAAGATTAATAGATACTTTATCTTTTTTACCTGACATTACTATCCCCTTTATGATTTAGGATTGATAGGGTATAACGATACCCTTATAAATTGTGAACGAAGCAATCTTGCTTCTGTAAAACTTCCATCTGGTATATACATTTTTAAGCGTGTATTTTTTACACCTTCCATTAGCGCCATCATATTACGAATCATAAATTTATCATTAACTCCTGTAACCCCATCTCCAGTAAAATCTTCCACGTCAACATCATTCATAATAATTCCCCCAGCACCTTTAACAGTCCAATCACCACTACCTGGATTATCCATATAAGAAATTTCTCTCTCTAAGCTTATTGATGTATTAGTACCAAGAGTATTAGCCTCTCTCCTAACTTGGTGTCCGAAGCTATTCCACACTAGCAATATATCACTATTTCCTACATATTCCATTGGGAAAGGTTTGCTATAAACATAAGTTTGAGCATCTGTTGAGCTTGATGCCACTGTATTGTATGGAAATTTCATCCAACAATGGACACCTCCATCGTATATCTTTTCCCCAATATCATTACTAGTGGGCGTATAAGACCATTTAGTAGTCTGCGTTATAGTGCTTGTTGCATGGGTTCCATCAGGTAGCTGTAGTGCTACTCCTGGAGCAAACCAATGTTTAACAGTCCTATCGTCATGAGCTTCTTCTGAAGTAAGCTTACCAGTATCTTGAGTTCCCAGTTTATAATCGTCGCCTTCTGCATTTGCCAAGGTATCTCCAGGATAAGAAACTCTAGTTAATATATCTCCACCTGTTGATGTAGCATGTGCAGCTTCAATATACAGTTCAGTTCCTTCCCATTCCGGCTCACAGCACCACATCTTAAGCTGCAAGCTATCACCAGAAGTCTCATCTATATAACGCGAAACCATTTTATGATAGAATGGTTGCCATGGCGAACTATGCCAAGTTCCATCATTTTTATACACATTAGTATTATCTTGAAAGATACTCACTAGTGAGGAATAATCGCAATTATAATAGTTGAATTTGAAGCTGTAGCTGCTGTTATTGAAAGCCTCATATAAGGCATTCTGCCTTTTGCATCATAGTCATACACAGCAGTTTTTACTACAGTATCAATAGTACCATCTGAATCTTGCAATATATCTGTTTTAGACGCTAAATCTACATAATTACTACCATCAACAGAGCCTTGTACCGTCACATCTAAAGTCGTTGCAGCATCGGTATTAACTGCCGTTGCATTAATAGCAACAGTAAAATCTCCATTTATTGGGAAATCAAAAGGCTTTGTGGTATCTGTATTTGTATTGCCATCCATCTCAAAATAACAGAAATGCCCCATTGTTCCTGT